TGCTTTTTTAGAATAAACATCATCCCATTTCAATTCATCGCCAACCCAATCAGCCATTTGATCAACGTCTTCGGAGATTGGAGATGGGTCATCATACATAACGGTTTGGATAACCGTATAGTATGCTCCTTTTGGTGTTTTTGCTTTAGTTAACTCAAGGATTAAGTCACGACCTTTATCAGGATCAGTTACATCACCTTTTGCTTTCCAAATTGGAATAATTTTATCAAGGATTCCTTCTTGTTTGTAATTGTGTTTAAATCTCCAAAATTTTACACCATCTTGTTCGTTGTCACGATCAATTACCTTAACAATATAGAACTTACGAGATCTGTATTGTGTTGCCAATTGTTTATCTGACTCTTTACCAGTCGACATAAGTTCTTCATAAACTTCAGTTAATGGTGAACGCTCGTTGTCGTTTTTTCCTGGATCATAAAATTTTTGCCATTTTCCGTCCACAAAGATTTCGTGGAACCATACTTCTTTGAACGGTGAAGATCCGTCTGTTGTAGGTAGAATACGAACTCGTTTCTGTCCTTGTTTTTCGTTGTCTTTTAAGATTGCCGCGAAATATTTTTTCATTCGGTCTTCAGAAGACATTTTTGAAGTAGAGTTTGTACTACTTTGAGTTGATTGTTCGTACTGAGCTAGTACTGCATCTAAAACATTGTTTGTCGCCATTGTGTATATATTTATTAAAGGTTTACGTAGAAAATATAATTATAAAAAATAGGGTAGTCAATAAGGTGTGATAAGAAAAATTGAGGTGCCATTACGACACCTCATTATATTAAGAATTATATCTATTTAATAGGATGTCGTCTTCATCTTCCATAGGTTCGTTGAAGGTTTTTTCAATTTCTGATGGACTAAAGTTTTCCACATCACTTTGAGTTAAAACATATTCGTTTTTACCTGTCTTTTCCATCTCATCCTCTTTGTCTTTAAAGAAGTCAGCTAAGTTTTGTTTAAATGGTCCTGAATCTAAAGAACGAAGTTCTAATTTTTCTTGAGCTGTTTTAGGTCTGTATTTTTCAATCTTAGTTTCTAAACTATCTAATTTAGAAACAATACCATCCATCTCAGATAATTTATCTTCCATATTTTTAATTTGGTCAAATAGGTTGTTGAAGTACTCTTCTTGCTTATCCGCCATAGTTTTTTGAGAGTCAACTAAATCAGTTATATCCAACTCTTCAGTTTCGCCTTCACCTTCTTCACCTTCCGCTCCAATTTCTTCAACATCAGGGTCGTTAGCAACATCAACAGGTTCCGATCCCCCACCTTCAGGTGCTGCAGGAGGTGCCGGTAATGCCGCATCCGCAGGTGCTGCTCCAACATCTTCTCCTGTTGGTGGTGGAATTGCACCAGCCGCCGCAGGATCTGCAGTTGGGTCTAACGGTGGAACATCTTGCTCCATTATGTATTTATTGATAGATCGATATCTAGCAATCTCATTTAATATTTTATCGTCAATTCCCATTTTATCCATTTAATAATGTTTTTATACCTTGATTGGTTTCAACTTGAATTTTTTTGAATGTCTTCATTGTATTGTCAACTCTTTCAATAAGACCGTCTTTCATTCTTACCGTATAACAATCACCGGTGTCAAGGTCGCAAACTTGTTTTGTTCCGTCACCCATATCTTTTTCCGAAACTCTTGTGTTTTTACCCAAGTAGTTGTCTAATATTAATTTAGTATTCATATGTTATTTTTATTATAAATATCAGCTTACCCTGAAAGTTTGAACAGAACTAAAAACTTGTGATGCATTCTCAAATTCTTTCTGTAATAATAATAGTTCTTGTTCTACCATACCTTTGTAAACATTTTCATTTTGATTTATTGGGTAATACAAAACATATGCTTTACCATATGCCGCCATAGCTCCTTTTTTTGTTGATAAATCGAATTCATTATCATAACCCGCAATTATTGTTGGTATGTTAACAACTCTGTTTATAACAAACTGAACGAATGATTTAAAAGAAGTAAAAGATGCAACAGGTAGATTACTATTAGTTCCTCGTGTAACACAGAAGTAATTCTTTTTAATGTAATCAACAAAACTAGGTCCATAAACTTCTTGTAAGTTTATGGTACTATAGTTATTTTCATACCCATTTATACCCGAACCATTTCCTGAATCAACATAAATAAACGTAAACGCAATTTCTGCCAACACATATGTTGTCACACCAGTTGGTGAATACCCTCTACTTAATAACTCACTTTTTATTTCATTAAATAATTCTTTTGTTGTTACTGAGGTTTGTTGAGGTATATCAATTCCAACATACTTGTTGTATCTAGGATTTATATTTGATAAACAATCTTGGTTTTTAGTCAAGGTATCTTGAGCTTTAAGATTAGCCAAAACATTATCTTTTTGTGCGATAACATTTTCAGATTTTGATCTTTCAGCTTTTTCTCTTTCTTGTATCTTAGTTTGTATTGTTGACAATATCTTAATGTTTAATGTTTGTAAGAAATTATCAATTTTTGGTAAACTATAGAATGGTTGTCTAACACCTGTAAAGTTAGTAACAAAATCCCCATCGGAAATTTCGTGAGTTACTTTAGTAATCATATATGGTCCTGAGAACATAGGTATGTTTCTAATGTTAAAATACATTAATGGTTGTATCAACGCACATCCCATCATATCCACTTGACACTCATAACTTCTATTTTTATAGATGTTATATAATGAGGCGGATTGGGTTGTTGACCTTCTATTACCACCTAAGTTTGCCATTTGATTTAACATCTCTAAAGATTCTGAAGTTGGTTTACCAGGATTTTGGGATACATTAAAACTTTTAAATATTTGTTGATTTGGTCTTGTTATGTCAACGTTGAATCCCACAACTTTATTTGATTTATCCCAATCAATTTTACCCGACTGACTTTCCTGTAGTGGATTATCACTTGCTCTTCTTAAATCAAATGCATCATCACGATATCTATAATCAATATTGTCTTTCATATCCAAGTGTTCACTTGGTTTGTTAACGTAATAACAAAGAAATTTCGGAGAACTCTGTCTATAATCAACATTTAAGAAAGTTCCGAACAATGTGTCACCAAATTCTAAACTTCCGTCAGGTCTAGGTGTTGGATTTTTTTGAGCGTCTTGCACATTATAGAAATTAACAAATGCTGGTAACATAAAGTATTGGAAATTGTTTTGAACTAAAATCGTTGTGATCATATCCAACAATGTGTTCTTATAACTACCATCTTTGATTAAAGTTTGTATTTGGAAAATGTCAACGATAATCTTGTCTCCCACATTTCTACTCGCTCTATCTACTAAAAGTACATCTTCAAAAAGTGTTTTATTTTCAAAATCAAATCCCGCAATCCAAGTATCGTTAAGGGCTTTAAATGTTTCCCATAATTCAGTTCTTGTTTGTTCCGTGAAACCCGCTTCTAACCCTGCTCTATTATCTGAAGAATCTTGAGTAACTAATACATTTGGTAATTCTTTTCTTACCATAGGTAACATCACATTAATGACATTATTTATGTAGTTATCGGATTCAATGATATAGTTATCCATTAAAGTATAAAACGAAGTTAAATTAAGATTTTTATTCTTTAATTTTTCCGAAGCGTAAACTTTTATAAGTGGTGCAAAATCTTTAACATTTTTCTCGTTAAACTGAACGTTAAGATCAATAAAGAAGTCAGTTATATATGATCCACTATTTTTATAGGTTAATTCAGGTATTGATGATTCCCCAACATAATACAATAAAGCTTTCCAAGTTTCCGGACTTTGTTGTTTAGACCCAGATAAGCTCACATTTGGTGGGAGTGTTCCTTGTTCGTAAGGTCCATAATTATATGGGTCTTCCAAAAATCTTGTTGAGAATGTTAAATATAATCTTCTATCAAACTCTGTTGGGTTTCCGTATTTAAACACAACATCATAATTCATAAATGATGTTAATGTTTGTTGGAATTGAGTATTCTGACTTGTTATTAATTCACTTAACTTTGTCTCAGGTGAACTTCCTGTTGGTGTTTGTACTTTTAATAACTCCCTCATAAGTGAGTGAAAGTTCTTAAATGTTTTTTGGGATAATGATCCCACACTACCATCAGGGTTTTTCTGAACCGACAAATCATTTGTTGTTGTTGTATTTTCAGGTAATGTATCAACATAATCATATATTGATCTACTGAAATTTAAAAATTCAGATTCAAAATAATCTAATGTTTGAGTATTAAATGTTGTAAACAATTCCTCAAAATTAGTATATAAACTATCATCACCACTTAATAAAAAGTTTTGTTGATTTTTTTGTTCGTTTAAAATTTCTTTCAAATACGTCAATGGATCGTTTTTCTTTATTTTAGAATTATCGAACCAACCGTATTGTGGTGCATTCCAGAATAATCTAACCGTACCATTATACATCGAGTTGTTATTAGATAACTCAACCTTCATTGTTCCATTCTTAAATGCCTCACCTTTTGCCTGATTAACGTTAGTTCCAAATGATGGTAAGACATAATATCCTGATTCGTCATTGGTTCTAACAACTACAGACCAAGGAGAAACTCTCATACTTCTTTGGCTGTTATTAGGGTCAAATCCTGGCGTTTCAAAAATTGTTGAGTTTGTTGTGTTAAACATTATCAATTTTTTACTATCTAAAAGTGGTTGTATCGCTGCCGATCCAATTCCTTGTATGTATTGGTTTTGGACAACGAATGGTGAATTGGTAGATTGGGTTTGTCCCGTTGCTACAATATATAAACCAATCCCACCTGTAGTCCCAGAAAGTTGACTTATAATGGAAATATCACCATTTAAGTTTGGTCCATTAATTATCGAACCACTTGTTAAAACATTACTATCTATTGAGTTAACCTGTAATGGCGAATTTAATACTATGAAGTTAGATGTCGCATTTGGTGATAAGGATGATAATCTATATGTTCCATTTGAATTAGCAACCCCCTTAATTTGACTTGATATTGTTATTGGTGAACTAATTGATGATCCAGTTAAAACACTACCAGATCCTAACGCGTTAAGTGTTAACCCACTTATATCAATGTAACTCCCTAAAATAAAGTTTGTGGTTGTTGATGTAAAACTTGGGGTTACATTGTATGTTCCTGTACCACCTGTTGTGTTAGGACCATATCCCGTTACAACTAAATTAACATTAACATTTCCAACAGGTATCGAAATTGTTCTACCTATTGATATATAGTTATTAGTAATTGAACTAACAGATAATACACTTCCTAAACAAGAACATTCTCCTGTTACGGTATAAACCTTACAATTACCCGATATACTCTGTATTGTTGCGTTACCGCCAACTTGTGTTTGACCACTGAAAAGTTTTAACCCTTGTAGGAACACGTTGAAGTCGTCAACTAATTGAGGGTAAAACCCTGTATTAATATCGGTAAATGGTTGTTGTCCTGTTGTACTATCTAATACTAAATTTTTCTGATTACCATCAATTGTTAAATTATATGATTTTGTAGATGATGAGAATCCAGGATCCCAATTACCTAAATAATTAAAGTCGGTCCACGTTTCATCTAAAATATCCTGACCTGTTTTGTTTTTAACTTTGTATCTATGCCAAATGGAACCATATTTTAAAATCCAAGAATATGGTAATTTATGAACCGCACCAAACTTTTTAAGTGTTGATAAAATATAACTTAAATCAGTTGTTGATTGCCCATCATATGTTTTATACTTTTCACGTAAAGTAGCTAAAGGCAAACTATTTAACAAATAATAAGCCGCAACCTTATATGGGTATGGGTCATTTTGTTTGTATCTGAAATTAAATACACCTTGTTGTATTGCATTTATAAAATAAGGTGTGTTTAACATCGAGGTTGTTTGACTCTCAACAAGATAATTTGTGTAGTCAGTATAATTTAAATTTCCTTCAGTTACAAGTTGACTATCAAGTCCTCTGTTTTGGTAAAAAGTTTTTAAGTTAGATGTATCCGGTGTAACCTCTAAATTTAAAAAGTTAAAATATGTAAATGGTCTCTTTTGATTATCCTCCGTGTCATTACTAAAGTTAGTAATTGTCTTTTGGATATCATTATATTCTAATACTTCTTTGGTATCAAACGCCTCGTTAGCGTTATTCAATGATTTACCATTCGCTAAATTTTTCTTATCCCAACTTAAATCAGTGATAGGATACATATCTCCAAATTGAAATTGGTTAGACGATGATCCATTAAAATATTGTTCCAAATTAACCAAATTACTTTGGTTTGCAATCGAAGCGTTTGGTTGTGATTGGGTTGATGTTAGTATGTCAGAATTAAATAATACGTTAGGGTTGTTAACATCATTTTTAATATATGATGTAACAAAATCTCCCTTTATAAAACTTTGCCAACTCTCACCTTGACCTTGATTAGATATGTGTCTTAAGAATGGTAAATAATTCGCACCATCTAACAAATATTCTTTTATTGTTTTTGTAAGGAATGGATTATCTTGACCTAAACTTTTTAATACGTTAACAGCCTCATCATCCGCTTCGGCTTGATAAATACTAAGGTCATAACCTGATTTTCTATTTAATCTACTATAATATGAATTAAGTAACAATCTTTCATAAATTTCATAAAAGTATTTTGACTCTTCTTTGTTTTGGAATACTTCATTTGAAACAGGGAATTCTATTGCATTTAACGATACTCTTGACGGTTGTCCGCTAAGTTCATTAAATTCCGCCCCTTTTTTATCCGCATCATTTTGTCTTTGGGTGTACCCTTTTATAAATTGTTCCACAAATTCAACCTCAGGCCAAATTTCAGGATTATAAGCTCTATAAGCGGATGCCACATTTTGAGCTCCCGGATAAATTACTTGGAATTTTTCTTTGTTATCGTCACCAACCGTTTCCTGTATAACTTGAGGCCACGGATAAATTGGTTCGTTATTCTGTGTTGAGCTTTTTACATCAACACTAGGTGCCGTTGTTTGGTTCCCGAATATTGCGGCTCTTCGATATGGATCCTCTCTTTTGTCCCAAGCTTTTTTATGAACGTCATCAAGTAAACGTAAAAACGCTTCACCTTGACAATAGAAAACCGCAAGTATGTTCCTTATTGAAGGTACGAAACCTAAACTACCCTCACCTTGTGAGTTAAATTTAGATGCCAAACTTTCGGTAATTAGTTGTTCTATTTGGGTTCTAAATGTTCCTGCGGATTTACCAATAGTATCGGTGATAGTCATAAATGATTTTTCACCTTCAAAAAAGTAAAATACACCATTAGTTTGTTTGACGGTATTTTCAATAGTAGCTTTAAATTGTATGTAAGCAAGGTCCGTTTGAGTTAAACCGCTAGCCGGTGTGTTTGGTGGTGATATCACCCCTTTAGGTGAATTCGCCTGAGACCTAAACGTTTTCTCCAAATCGATGTTAGATAAAGTTTCGGTCTTAGTAAACGTAGACATTTTAATAGGAACGTCTATTTTCGATTGTATAGTTTTACCACCTACGGTATACGAACCATTTACCCCAAAAACACTATTCTCATTTAATTTAGCGTTATTGTCTTTTACCAACCCATCCAATTCCGTTAAAGCGGTTTGTTGTTTTTGAGCATCCAAATTTGGTTTAAATGTAAAAACTTTTTGACCACTCTTTAAAACTATAGGTGTTTTAGCATCCATATAAGTGTTAAACCAAGATGAGTTATATACAAAAACTTTTTGTTGATAGCTTAATAATGAATTAACATAATTTGTCATCTCAGTCATTACACCCAAATTCTCTTTAGAAAAGTCATTTAAGATTGTGTTAATAAATGTTTGTAATCTAAAGTTTAGTTGGTTTAACGTAATTTCAGGGAAGTCATCGGGTATTAAACCTTTTGATTTATAATTAGAGTAAACCTCTTTCATTTTTTGGAATCCTCTACTAACGATCGTTGGGGCTTGAGCTGCTGAATCGTTTGTTGTTGTCCCTTGAGTTACAGTTGCTTGCGTTTGGTTCACAACATTGTTATACATATGTGGAACCGCCATTAACGATCCAAAATTAACATACGATAATAATGTGTATTTGTACCCGTAAAACTTTAACGATATCTCAAAATTGTGTGTTGAGGAGTTAAATTTTGACGTAAATGATTGTAGCATTATAGGAAACTTAACCGCCTTACCATAATAACCTTTTAAGGTTAACGTAAATTGGGGATACGGAAGTTGGAAGAACGCAGAGTATGGTGAATTATTTCCACCCTCAAATAATGCTCTACCTTTAACATCCTCCAATTCAACATCAATAACAGGTAAAAAATCTGTTCCAATAGATAATCTAATATTTTTCATACCTAAAAATCCATTATCAACAGCGCCTGGTGTTCCGTTTGAATATGTGTTCTGTGTTATGTAATAATCATCTGATTTGTTCGGGTTTTTAACGGACGTTTGATTAACCTGATTAACTCCCTTACCTTGTAAAGTACCTTTACCTGTCAACTCATCACTCCAAGCGGTATCCATAAAGGTTTTATTACCCGGGTTTAAGAAGTTGATCTTACCAACAGAGATAGTTCTCTGAGAATCATTCATTGCGGATCCAACCGCAAGTTTTGTTCTTGGCAATACGTTACACTCAAGATTGGCGTAATACACCAAATCTTCTTGTTTGACTAATCTATCTTTAACATTACCTTGTTCGTCAACTAATTTATTCGGATCAATAAGGGTAATATTATCATAATCAAACTCTACTAAAATATTTTCACCGTTATCTGCCATAATAGAAGAAATAATTATCTAAAGAATTTTTATAATCTTGTAGTGATGCAACTAAAGGATATGGGATTGTAAGTACCGCACCGTCCGGAATAGCATATTCACTACCTGAATATTGTGGATTCGCAGCCTGTATTAACCATCCAAAATATGGTGACCCGTAAAATTGTTGTGATATCTTATCTAACCTAGATTGACTGATTATATAAATGTAGTTCTTATCTGAACTTTTAGATGGTAACGCAACATACGGGACAACATTTTGCTCTCCATTAATTAAAAAGTTAGTATATCTATTCCAATATTGTAGTGCCATAGTTAATTAAAAGTTACTTTACCATTAAAGGTTTTTTTATCGTTATTTAAATTTGCGTTTGAATACAGATCTTTAATCCTTTTATTCTTGGTATTTAAATCGTTTGTTGCGGGTTTAACGTATTGACAGATTTTTATTTGGTTGTCAGGTAATTTAAATTTAGATACCGTATCGTACTCAGGTGATTTTGCAATAACATCAAAAATGTCTGTCCATACTTTTTGGAATTTATTACATTCACCCGCCCAATTATCGCAAGCTTTATTTATTTGTTCAACCAAATTAGGTGATTTTTTAACTTCTTCACCGCTTGTTAAATCATTTTTTAATTGTGTTAGTGAGTCGGATTTTGTAAATAAAGGCGACATTGCAATATAAAATCTATTATACGGACAATTACCATTACCAGTACCAAAGAAATCAACACCATTAATCACATACTTACACCCTGTTCCGTTTTCAATGGTTGAGCTTTTAGTTTGAAAAAATCCGTCTTTGGATGTTACTTGATTTTTTAATAATAAATCTTCAAACACTTTAATTGCGTCGGGAACATCTTTAGTATAAAGTTTCAATAAAGATCCATCGGTTGTTGATGACCCAAAGAACGTGTCACCACTTAAATCATAAGTAACAGGTTCGTTGTTAGAACCTAATTCACCATCTAATTTTGATGCAACCACATCTAATTGTCTAAACACAAAATTTAATTCCGTTTCAACCTTTGTAATATTTGCGGTATTATTTAATATGACATCTAAAATCGGTGTTTGTCTTTGAGTTGCGTAATTTTGTAACTTATCTTCCAATTCTCGTTTTTGTTTATTAGTCATATTGGTTAAACCATTAAGTATTGGGTCTTTATTACCTTCAATATCCTTCTTAACGTCTTTAATTAAATTCTCAACATATTCTTGATATGAGTTTGTTTTACCATAAAGATTAATTTCAACCTTATCTGCGGTATACTCAGACAATACACCATTAGTGTAATTTCTATTTTTTAACGCAATTTGTAAAACACCAAAATTATAGTCAGTGTTAATTTTATTAATCGCGTCATAATAAGATTTAAAGTATCCTTGCATCCCTTCTTGTAGGGATCCAAGTACCGTTGTGTAATCCATATCGGTATTACTAGCAATAACACCAATTGTACTACCACCTTTTTTAGGTTGTATGTTATTTACTTGATCCGCCTTTTCCGAACTTAATGTTGGTAAAGCACTTGTTATTTTTTCAACAACATATTGGTCCATTTTACTAGTATCCTCCGTTGCAGTTGCTCTCTCATCGTATATTTCTGTATTGGCGTAATAGTTGAATGATAGGGCATTTTGTAATTCTTGTACGGGTTCTTTCAACCCCATACCTCCAATTATATTGAATGACATACTTATGTTTGCCATCATCGGTTGGACTCCGATCCCCTCAGGGTTTAAATCTAAAGTAAGTGGGTCATAACTAATTGCTAAACTAGTTGGTACTATTTTAGTATTATAGAAGTCACCAATTCTTAACACCAATATCGGTGGTGCTCCAAATGACGTATTTAACGCGTCATTATATTTTGGCCTACCATCAGGTCCTATAATAGGAATGGTCTGACCAGGTCTAGTACATTGTTGTAAGAATGTTAATCTAGCATTCAAACCTTCAGGTGTCATAGAGTGAAACGCAGGACTAAAGAATTTAATTTTATCCTTTATAGTTTCATACACCATAGGATCCGTTTCCTTTATCACTTGGAAATAGTCACATTCAGTAAATAGGTTTCTTAATATCTGTTTAGATATCCCCTCTTTAATTTTTTGTTGTATCGTTATTTTAGCTTCAGGTTTAATACTTTGGGTTTGTTGTGTTAACACGTTTGCGACGTTATCCACCTTAGGTTTTTGTACTTGAGTTGTAGTTGTTGTGGTTGTTTGTTCTTTAGGTATTTCAGCCTTTATTCTTTGAATTGCAACTCTCCTACAAGCCATCGCCGGTATACTATACCATTGCGCTTCATTAGGTGAATTTTGATCAGGTATAGGTTGACCTTGAGAATTTATTGCAACAATATCTTGACTACAATTTATACTTGCACTTAAAACATTACCCCCTTGAGCGTTAGTAACACTAATATCATTAGTCTCAGTTGTTGCGGAAGCAAGTTCTTTAGTTTTTGGTATTACTAATTGTTCACCATTCGCATTAAAGATAATTTTAAAACTACCCATAGTTTGGTATTGTTCTATAGTTTTACCATCAGATAATTTTTGACTTAAGAACCATTTTTTAACAGAATCATTTCTTCTTTCAGATAACTTTTGGTTATATGAAACCGTTTGAGGTGCCGATGCGGAACCAACTAGTTCAATTTCTATTTTACCACCTTTTTTAACTAATACCTCATCTATCTTTTGTTTTATCAATTCGGATTCAATTAAGTTAAAGTTTCCTGTAATTACAGAATCAAAGAAATTTGGTATACCCCCTTTAGTAAATGTGTCAGAGCCTGATTTAACTTCGGCAGGTGGTTTAGACCCCGCATATGTTGTGTTTTTTAAACCAATGTAACTATTGTAATATACGTTAAATGGTGATGCCGCAACAGAAGAAGGGTTTCCTTTTGGTATATCATTTTCAAAATAAAAACCATACCCAACATATCCACTTAAATCAGTTTCAACATACTCAACATTTTGTGCGGTTTGTGTCCCAACTGCGGTAGTATTTGGAGTCCCATCGGCACCTTCAGACTTACCATCGTTTGTAGTTTCCTCATTCACTGGAATACTTTGCAATACTTGCACTTGTTCTTCTGTGGTTAATCTAGGGTTATTTAATATTTGTTGATACGTAAATAAATCCTTAGATGGTATTGTGTTAAATTTAATCCCTAATTCATATAGGTCATATTTCATACAACCAGCAAAGAATGAATCAACAACACTTTGTACTCTGTCTTTGTTAATACCTTTCATTTGTTTTTCAATGATCGTATTCAACATAGATGGGTTATCAACAATAATTGTCCAACTTAACTGACCAGATCTACTTGTGTTTTTATAAGTGTAAATTGGTTCAGGTCGACCAATAAAGTTAGTCGCATTAAAGTCGGGTTTTGAGTCGTCACTAAATTTTAAGTTGTACGGTGGAAACCACATAACTCTACCCCCATTCGGTCCTTTCTCACAAACAGGTAAATCATCATAAGTGAATCCAGGTCTATCTGAAGTTCTCCAAGCCAAGTTCTCAATTGAGAACATATATTTCTTAACCTTACCATCAACAATGTTTGTTGACCCCGGGTTTCTTAATGGCGCAATGTTTAAGTTGTAAGTGTTATCCAATACTGAATAATCAAATCTTCTACCAGAAGTTGTAATACCATCTGATTTTTGTAAATCAGCGTAAGTATAATATGGTGTATCTTTTTGGAACACTCTACAATACTCTAAACCAGCTTGTGTTCCATCGGCTTGATTTACATACGATAATACCTGAGAACCTTTAGTTAGTTCCTTATATCCGTCGTTAAACACCTTAGACACTTGGTTAATTGCCGTCCCTACGTGTTTTAATCTCGCCTGTCCCTGAACTTGGTCCGCAGAATCAACTAATCTTTGAGTTTCATATAGAATAGATCCCGGTCTGAACGGAACGTCAGTAGATTGGTATCTTAAGTAGTCGGCAGATATCTGATTAAAATCGTCATCTAAACTACCAGCACCACCACCTTGAGTTGCTCTAAATCCTGCATTACCTTTATATTTTGGTGAAGTCCAAACCATTTGACCTGAGGTTCCACCTCCGTCAGTATATGATCTACCTTTTAAACCAAAATTAATTGAGCTTTCATTACCTTCATATAGTATCGCCAATTCTTGTGGTCCATAAACAATTGTTTGTTGTTGGACTCCGAACTGATTTACAGGTACTTGATTTGGTGGACTATCTATTTGAGATGGTTCAGCATTTTCACTACCTACGTAATATCCTGAAGATTGTGCCTTATCTTGGTTAAATAATCTATTAACCGCGGCTGAAGCACCAGCAATAAGACCACCAATAATCCCACGATTGTATGCCGGTCTATAAAGGTTATAATCAAGTGCCGAGAATAAAGCAGATCTTTGTCCGTTCCCTGTATTTGCAACAAAAACTTCAGAAGGGTTACGGTACCTATTCATTATAGGGGCTAATAACCCACCCGTTAAATTATTTGCAACCCCAAGAGCCGCTTCGGTTTGTGGTTTATTAACTGGGTTGTCGTCATCAAAATAATCACCAGGAATAAAAGAAACGGGGAAATATGTTCCCGTTAATCTATTTGCTAATGATACCGCAGCAAGTACCGGATTCTCAGGAACCGTAATTTTCCAATTTCTAATAAAGAAAGGTTGTTGTCCTGTCGCTAATAAACTCGCAGAAAAGGGATCACTAATCGTATCAAGATTAATCGCACCTATTGTCGCTTGTTGTATTTCTTGAGAAACTCTTTCGTTAAACGCAAATTTTAATTGAGACGCTCCGATTTTAGCTAAAAAACTATCGGACGACAAAGGTCCGTTAGACCCAATAGGATCATCTTGGAATACTATGTTAAATGTTGGGTAAGACGAGTAGTTGAAATACCCTGGATCCCAATATGGTTGATAAATGTTACCACCATTTTGGATGTCTGTTATAATAATTAAATCTTTGTATCCACCTTCAGGTCCCCATTTATTTGTAACATAAGCAGATTCAATAAAGAATTCGTTAATCACATCTAAAGCCGTATCGATCGGTTGGTATGGACCTTGATTAGTACCTTCGGGATTATTAGTTGACGCAACACTATTAACACCAATAGGATCTCCAAAACCACCTTCAGGTCCATATTCATTCAATGGATATAGGTCAGTTGCAAATATATTAGTAGATACTAAATTATTAGGTGAATCAATAACATTACTTACCGTAAGGTTGGTTTCATAATTAATTGGATTACCCGGTGAAGTGTAGGTTCCTGGCACGTTGTATGGTGTTAGATTCCTAACTAACAATTTTTGTCTAAACGATTCTGAATTATCAAACGATAAAAAACTTTCAGCCATACTTTTATTTTATAAATAGATGATAGGGTATTTTTTTGAATAGTATATTATCATTGATTTTTACCACCCGTGGTTGCACTTGGTGCTGTTCCACCTCCCAATAGTTTTTTAAATTCAGCAAGGAACGAAGGATCTTTCATTCTTTCATCCAACGTTCTATATATTTCCTCTCTAGTTTTACCATCGGCATTACCACTAACATCAATTTTCCAATTCATATTAACATCTGAAGTTGTTTTAACTTCTTTTGGCTTATCATAACTTGCTTTAAAATTATCTTGAACACTTTTTACCGCTTCCATAAAATAATTTTGTTGTTTTTCTTTTTGTTCCTGCTCAAATTTAACCATAGTTGATAGGAAATTATCTATAGCGGCAGATTCTCCCTTCTCATCACCTTTTATTTTAGCAGATATATAGTCCTCTACAGGTTGAGTGATTTGATTACCAACATCTCTAAAATCTTTGGTTCCTGTTTTTTCTGAATAAGTTTTAACAATACCTCTTTGCATTTCCATCGACGCATTGTATAATTTTTCAATTGGTTCACTTGTTGCAACACCAAATTTAGATGATGTTTCAACCCCACTTATTCCAGCGTTTATTTGTTGTAATTGAGTTAATTGGTCAACAGCTAGTTGTTCAATTGATTTTCCTTGTTCCGCTTGTGAATTTTTTAATTTTTCAATATCTTCAGGGGTTAGTTGGTCAACTTGTTTTAAGGTAACCTCACCAGTTTTTTCATCTTTAACGTTAATCGTAGCAACACCACCTTTCATTTGAGCCATTGACGCAATTAATTCTTTAGTTTCACTATCTCCTTCAGCAAAATTCGGCATTTTAATTTGTGACATTTTTTTATCAAAATCGGCAGCCTTAATTGACATTCCCGCCAATTCTTCGGCGGTCATACCCATAGCCTCAGCGACTTCCCTTAATCTTCTTTTTGACCCTGGCATTATTTCAAACTTACCTGTCTGCTCATTAAATTTGGTAAATTCTTTTGATATGTTTACAATTTCATTTTGTAAGGCTTGAGGGTCATTTTGAGCCATATCCATCGCTCTTAACGGATCTAGTAATCCACTACTTGTTACCCCTAATCTTTGTAGTGCGGCAGACATATCAATTGCCTTTTCAGGTGAGAACAAATCGTCCGCAATCTTAAATACTTTACCCATATCAATCCCTAATCGAGATGCTTGAGCCGCCATTTTAGCTAGCCCGTTAACACCTCCGTCGAAGTTGAACGTGTTTAATTTACCTAAATTCCCAACAACTCCCGCAGAAACCGCACTTACCGAAACACCAACACTTCTAGCGTAATTAGCAACTTCCTTCATTTGGTCACCAACATCATACATTGAGACACCAACATTTCTAAATTCTTGAGCTAACTTTCCAACGTCTTGACCTGACACTTTTGCCGCTGCGGACATTTCAACAATTGCTTCAGTCCCCAAACTAGCAGCACCGCCCATTTCTTTGGCGATCGCCCCATAATTTTCAGCAACCTTAGTTTGGTCAATACCCATCTTAACCAATTCAGGTGAAGCATCGGCAATAACTTGTTTAAATTCTTCAATCCTACCTCTTGCAACACCAAAACTATTTGCAACATCCTGAGCTTGTCCCTCCAATAATTGTATTGATCCATCTAAAGCCCCTTCACTAAGGAAAGAACTTGCGGCACTGGCTAACTTGCCAAAAATATTAGGTAATGAATCTATACCAATGGAATATTTTTTAATGTATTCGTCATTGGACTTTAGGGATTTTTCTTGGAAACTTTTTTGTTCCTTTTCCCATTTTTGATATTTATCGTATTCGGCTTTATCGACTTCTTTTTTATTCCGACCAATTCTATTACCAATTCCCATTGTAATTCTTTATCTTATAAATATTTTATTGTTTGTTTTGGGTTTCCTCAACAAACTTATTAATCAAATATTTTCTAGCATAAGTCGGTATTCTCATAAACTCTGAGTATTGAGTTCTGAAAATTTTAGAGAAATAATAAAATTCATCAAGAATTGTTATCTTATATTGCGAAGAAAGGCCGAAAAAACTCCACCCCAAAAGCAACATCGACTACTGCTTTTTCTCCTGACGGGGCGATAACTTCTTTTTTTAAATCTAATCTTGGTTCATTATCTAATACAAATTTTCTAATGAATTTAGAATCCCCAATCGGCATACTTTCCACAAATGTGGAAATATTAACTCTATCATCATTACCGTCAATACTAACAATATGTTTGTTTAATCTTGTGGTAATTGTCGGAGCAACTCTTTCAGAGGGATACGATTTAATGATTCTCTCAATTTCCATTCTATCAGCCAACGATAATAACTTTAAAGTTACTTTTCTTTTTGATACAGGTAATTCAGTGTTGAAGAATCCATTCTCGTCTACTTGGTGTTCTGTTTTTTTGTAATTTAATTCATCTAACATTATTGACGCAACAAAAGTTTCTTCTGTTTTCGGATCAACAAGTGTTAACCTATACTCAGGTCCAAACGCGGTATTTCTTAAGAAAAGTAATATAGCCTCAACATCTCCATCAAGAAGTTCTTCAGGTCTTAAATCTTTTTCATAAAGTTTGTTTCGCAATAAAGGTAAGATAATTGATTCGGTAATATTTTTTCTACCATCAAAATCTGAAAGGATATTTTCATCCACCGCAGTTAAGTAACCAACTTTAATTGATTTTTTCTTTGATTTGTAGAACACCCCTTGCGTTGGTAATTGTATTACATCGTGTGGGAGGCTAAACCCTTCTTGACCTGCTGCATATATATCTTGCTCCATAATAGTTTTTGTTTTAATAATAGTTGTGGTCT